TTCGGGTCCGTGCGGGTGCAGGCGAAGCAGGACGAGATTGCTCGGTTCGCCAGCGACGCGCTGCGGCTCAAGGCGGAGATCGTCGCCAAGCACTTCGACGCCCAGACGATCATCGACCGATCGAACATCCTGCTCACGCCAGACGCGCAGACCGCTCCCCAGGCCGCGGAGCTCCTCAAGAGCCGCAGCGCCGACTATAGGGTGGAAGTGAAGCCAGAGAACGTCAGCCTCCAGGACTTCGCCGCCCTCAAGCAGGAGCGGACCGAGGTGATTGGAGCTCTCGCCCAGTACTTCACCGCGGCAGCGCCGCTGGCCCAGTCGATGCCGGGCTCGGCGCCGATGCTCCTGGAGATCCTCCAGTGGCTCGTGTCTGGCCTCCGAGGCTCCTCTCAGATCGAGGGCGTGCTTGACCGAGGTATCGAGATGGCCAGGCAGGCCGCAGCCCAGCCCCAGCAACAGGGTCAGCCGGACCCGAAGATGCTCGCTCAGCAGATGAAGGGCGAGCAGGACCTCCGCAAGGTTGACGCAGAGCTTCAGGCGGACATCGTCCGCGCCCAGGTCGAGGCCCAGTCGGAGGCCCAGAAACAGGCAGCGCAGACCCGGTACAACTTGCAGGAGGCCCTCGGCCGAGAGCATATTCTCGCGATGCGTCCGCCTGGACAGGGAGAGGGGCTCGGCGGACCTGGAGGTAAGCCATGAGCGCCCGACGTCGCTGGCTCTACACGTCCGGAGGGCAGCCGCTGCCGGAGCCCATCGAGATCTCCGAGGACCTCGACCTAGCGGAGAAACGGGCACCCGTCTCGACCGAGGCGATCGCCTACGACGGCCTGAGGGCCACTGACGGCACGCCAATCGACACCAGGCGCCGGCACCGCGAATACATGAAGGAGCGCGGCCTGGCGCTGTTCGGCGACTTCTCGCCCGAGTCCCAGGCTCGCGACCGAGCTGCAGCTGCGGCCAAGTCCGACGCGTCCCTGCACGATCAGATCGGCAGGCTGATTCACGATATCGACCGTGGCGGCGAAAAGGCCGCTCGGAAGCTGGCCGAACAAACTCGAGAGAGGGCCACGGCGCGCGCGCGCCACTGGTCCGAGAAGATGGGGAAAGACTGATGTCCGATGAACTTCACGACGTGGTGTCCGCTGCATTCGACCAGGTTGAGAGCGGGGGCACCTCGGCTCCGGCGGCCAAACCCGCAGCCCCTGCCCCTGAGCCGGCCGACGCGAGCCAAGAGGCCCCAGGGACCGACGTCGCTCCGGACTCCAGGTCGCGTGACGACAAAGGTCGCTACGCCGCAGGGAAGAAAGAGGACGCCCGCGTTCCAACAGGGCCGGTCCGACCGGAGAAACCAGCCATCGCGCCGAAGAACGGCGTCGCGGGCGTCCAGACTCCGGCAGTAGGCCAGCCTGGTCCCGAGGTCAAGGCCCACGGCGAGAAGCCGCCCCTTGGCGAGAAGCCTCCGCAGAGCTGGACGCCTACCGCTCGCGAGCACTGGGCCGCGCTTCCCGCTGAGGTCCGCACCGAGGTAGCTCGCCGAGAACGCGAGACGAACATTGCGATGCAGAGGGCCACGGAGACGCACAAGGCAGCGGCGCCAATCGTCGAGGCCATGCAGCCCTACATGCACATGATTCGCTCAGAGGGCGGAGATCCCGCGCGCACGGTCCAGTCCCTACTTCAGACCGCGGCCCAGCTGCGCACAGCGCCGCCACAGGCGAAGGCCGACCTAGTGGCCAACCTGATTCGTCACTACGGAGTCGACGTCGGCATGCTCGACGGCGCCCTGGAGACGGCCCTTAAGGGCGGCGCTGCACCGGCCGCCGTGCCCTCGCAGTACCGCGACCCTCGCTTCGACCAGTTCATCGGGACCCTCCAGCAGCGCGCCGAGCAGGCCAGCCACGCACAGCGTGAGGCCTTCGCTGCCAAGGTTGCCGAGTTCGCCGAGGCCAACGAGTTCTTCGAGGACCTACGCGAAGACATGGCCGACATCATTGATGCGCAGGAGCGGCGCGGCCAGGCGCCGGACCTCCAGAGGGCCTACGAGAGGGCGGCGAAGCTCCACCCGAAAGTGTCTGAGGTGCTGGAGCAGCGCGCGAAGGTCGAGGCCGCGAAGGCCGGAGCGTCTGGGGCAGCGAAATCCAAGGCGGCGTCCACGTCCGTGAAGTCGAGCCCAGTAGGCGCGTCACCAGCAAAAGACAAGCAAGACTTGCGTTCCGTCGTCGAAGCTGCTTACGATTCTGTGATGACGCGGTGAGAGCGTGAGCTCACTCACCAGATGAGCCCAGGCGGCTGGGCGTGACGAGCGGATTTACCGTTCACGTGAAATTGCCGCTGATGGTCAACTCTCTGGTGGGATAATGGCATTCGCCAACACGAGCATCACCGACGTGATCGCGACGACTATCGAGAATCGCTCTCGACAGCTCGCGGACAACGTGACGAACAACAATCCCCTGCTGAAGCACCTCGACATGCGCGGCAACGTCGAGACGTTCTCTGGCGGGCGCACCATCATGAAGGAGCTTCTCCAGGCAGAGAGCGGCAACTTCTCTTGGTACTCCGGATACGACACGCTGTCGACTGGCGCGCAGGACCTGATTTCCGGCGCCGAATTCAGCATCAAGCAGTGTGCGGTCCCTGTTGTAATCAGTGGTCTCGAGATGTTGCAGAACCGCGGGCGCGAGGGGCTCATTGACCTGATTAAGGGTCGGGTGAAGGCCTCCGAGTCCACGATGGCGAACAACATCGAGGACGGTCTCTTCTCCGACGGCACGGGCTCAGGCGGGAAGATCATCACCGGCCTGGACGCTGCGGTTCCGCAGGACCCGACCACGGGCACCTACGGCGGGATCAACCGCGCGACCGCGACCAACGCCTTCTGGCGCTCACAGCTGCGCGACTCGGCGAGCACCATCACCGCGTCTACCATCCAGACCGAGATGAATGCTCTATGGGCCGCGTGCACCCGCGGGACCGACGTACCAGATATGATTTTCCTGGGGCAAACCCTGTGGCTACTGTACATGGCGTCCCTCCAGCCGCAACAGCGCTTCACCAACCCGAAGATGGCGACCCTGGGATTCTCTGCGGTCGAGTTCATGACCTCGCCCGTGTTCCTTGGCGGTGGCATCGGCGGGCAGGCGCTGGCGACCGACGGCTACTTTTTGAATTCGAAGTACATCCACTACCAGCCTCACGCGGATCGGAACATGGTCCCCCTGTCGCCGAACAAGCGGTACGCGATGAATCAGGACGCCGAGGTCCAAATTGTGGCCTGGGCTGGCAATCTCACCATGTCTGGCTCGAAATTCCAGGGCCGGCTGATCGGAATCTGAGCCATGGCGATTACAGCAGCGACTTGGTCTCGCATTGACGGTATCGGCCTCGACCAGGCCATCGACGCCACCTCATCGACCCAGGTCTACAAGGCCGGGATGAAGATCCGTTGCCGCGACATGAGCTCCACCACGGAGCGCGGGGAGGCGACCTTCCAGTATGCGAAGGGCGTCGCCAGCGTGGTCGCTGGTGACATGTGCGTCATCTCACCGAACAACGACGCAGCCATCCGCACAGTGGCCAGGTCCAAGGGACAACTGGGAGTCGCGATGGCCGCGATCGTGGCCTCGAACTGGGGCTGGTTCCAGGTAGAGGGCACCGCGGTCTGCAACGTAGCGGCCTCCTTTGCGGACGACCTCGCTGTCTACCTGACGGCCACCGACGGCGTGGTTGACGACGCCGTCGTGACTGGCGACCTCGTCTACGGTGCTCGGTCGGCAGGCGCCATTAGCGGCTCCCAGGCGCTGGTGGACATCCGCTTTCCGTTCACTGGCGACACGGACAACAGTTAGTCAGGAGGCGGCGTGGCCATCCCGAGCACTACTTGGCGGATCACCGCCAATACGATGGGCGCGCAGCCGATCGCGCAACTGGAGTCTGCAGCGAAACACAACGTCGGCCAGCGGGTGACGGCGCACGACTACGCGTACGGGGAGATCGAGGCTGTCTACCTCCCCGGCGTGGCGTCTGTCGCTGCTGGCGACGTCGTGGTGTTTGACGAGGCGTCAGGCGCCACCGTCCGGGCCGTGTCGGGGAAGCGCGGCCCGCTGGCGGTTGCTCTGGCTGACGTCGTGGCCGGCCAGTACGGCTGGTTCGCGGTGCTAGGCTCGGTGCCCGTCAATATCGGCAGCAACCTCCCGTCCGTGGGCCCGGCCTACCTGTCGACAACGGCTGGCGAGATCACGGGGCTGGCGGCTGAGGGCGAGAAGATTGACGGGGCGACTGTCGTGGCCGTCCCTTCGGCAGGGTTCGCAACCGTGAGGCTCACGAGGCCTTCGGCGAACGGGAATGATGGGAACGCTTTTGAGGACAGGGGCTAACCGATGGCTTACACGACTGACTGGCAGATTCTCGACCCGAAGATGCGGGTCCAGGCTATCAACGCGGTCTCGACCGTGAAGAACCACCCGCTGGGTACTCGGGTCCGGGCCGTGGACCGTGGGTCGAACGAGAACGGCGAGGGAGAGTTCATCTACCTTAAGGGCGTCACCAACGGAGCCGTCGGGGCCTGGGCGACGTACAACCTCGACGACCACTCCACCACCCTCCTGGCGGCGAACGCCATCGGACCGGTGGGCGTGATGATGGCCGTCCTGGACGCCAGCACGGACTTTGGGTGGCTGCAAATTTTCGGGAAGGCAGTGGGCCTGTGTGACGCCGGATTCGACGACAACGACCACCCGTACGCTGGCGCGACCGCTGGGTCGGTGACTGACACGGTGACAGCAGGCGACCGGGTCAAGCTCGCACGGAGCGCCTCAGACATCGATGGTCCTGCGACCGGGATGGCTGAGTTCGAGCTCGCGTACCCATTCATGGATGACGCCCTGGCTGCGTAGTAGTAGGGTCCGACCATGATCGACGCCCCACTCTCAGGTACCGATGAGCTCGCCTTTGGTCAGCACCAGATGCTGGACCAGGCGCTGTACGTTCGCTTCGAGATGTACCCACGGAAGAACGAGGCGAAGTCGCTCGAGGCAGGACACCCGGTGTACGACGAGCACGAGTACGTCTACATTCAGGCCCCAGGCGACAAGGAGACGATCAATCACCGGCCTGTCCGCGATCTCGACCGTCAGCGCTTCGCTCGCCAGTACGCAGCCTTCAAACTGGGACAGAAGGAGGCCGTCAGCGGCCTGCCTCTGTCCGAGTGGCCTAGCATGACCCGTTCGCGCTCGAAGGAGTACGAGTTCTTCGGCGTTCGCACGGTGGAGCAGCTGGCGAACATCTCGGACGCGAACTGTCAGGGGATCCAGGGGTCCGTGATGGATCGCCAGCGCGCCCTGGACTTCCTCGAGCAGGCCAAGCACAACGCCCCGGCAGAGAAGATGAGGGCCGAGCTCGCGGATCGCGACAACAAGATTGCCGTCCTGGAGCGGCAGATGGCTGAGCTGATGAGGGCCATGGAGAAGGCGACCGAGCCAAAGCCGGCGGTCGCGCCCAAGAAGTGAGGCCCTGAGTGCCGACGTTCGACACAGCGAAGAACGTGCTGAACGATGCGGCTCTAGGCATGGGCATCCTGTCATCCGCCCTGTCTGACCCGTACGCCTCGACTGACCCGAACATCGTCCAGCTCCGCACGATGCTCACTGAGCTGGGCCAGGACCTGTGTCGCCAGCACGACTGGAGCCAGCTACAGACCGAGTACACGTTCCCCACGGTGGACGGGACCGCGTCCTACGCCCTGCCAACTGGCTTCGACAGGTTTATCAACCAGACCGGCTGGAACAGGACCACGGAGTTCGCTCTCGGCGGCCCATTGGGTGCCCAGGGATGGCAATTCGTCCAGGCGGTCAGTACGGCTGGCGTCATTGACACGTGGTTTCGGATCCAAAACAACCTCCTCTTCGTCCACCCGACTCCTGGAGCGACGGTCAACACCATCGCGTTCGAGTACGTCTCGAAATACTGGGTGGCCCTGACTGGAGCGCCAACCACGCGGGTCCAGGAGACGCCCACACTCCAGTCTGACGTCTGCCTCTTCGACCGCATGCTGCTGATTTGGGGCCTGAGGAAAGAGTTCCTAAGCTCCAAAGGATTCGACGCCAGCCACGCCACCAAGAAGTATGAGGACGCTCTCTCGGCTGCCCGTAGCGAGCCCGCACCTGTCCTCTCGCTGCAACACAAGCCGCTGTACCGGATGCGGTACCTCGACGGCTCGAACGTACCTGACACTGGCTTCGGGGAGTGACCCATGAGGCCTCCGCCGCGCAGACGAGCACCAGCCCCTAGGCTGGAGAACGCGTACATCCCAGCCCCGGTCGGTGGTCTCAACACGATCTCCCCTGGCGCCGAGATGGGGCCTAATGACTGCATTCTGGCGTACAACCTGATCGCGGCAGAGTACGGCGTGCGCTCGAGGCTGGGCTCTCGAGAGTGGTGCACCGGCATCACTGGGGCGGCGGACAACCAGATCCGATCCATGCTCTCGTTCACGGGGAGCGCCGCGAACGGCTCGGAGAACAAACTATTTGCCGTGACCTCGACCGGCATCTGGGACGTGACCGACTCCGACGCCAGTCCGACCCAGGTACTAGCCTTCGCGTCGAGCGCTGGGGATGCGGGCTACGGCATCTCGACTGTCATGGTGACATCGGCCGGGCATTTTTTGCTCTACACGGACGAGGTCAATGGGTACCACGTCTACACTCAGTCGTCCGGTACGTGGGCGGCGATCTCCCTGGGTGGCGGAGGTACCCAGGTCTCAGGGATCGACCCGACCACGTTCGCATTCGTGTTCACGTTCAAGGAGCGCGTATGGTTCGTGGCCAGAAACAGCGCCAGCGCCTGGTACCTGGCAGCAGGCTCGGTCTATGGGGCGGCGACCGAGTTCCCGATGGGCAGGAAATTCGAGGCCGGCGGAGATCTCCGTGGGCTCTGGTCCTGGACGTACGACGGCGGCGCAGGCCTGGACGACTCAATGGTCGCGATCTCTTCCGGGGGAGACGTCCTCGTTTGGCAGCTCACTGACCCCACCGACGCCGCCGACACGCTTCTTCGGGGCGTGTGGAGTCTCGGCGGTTCGCCTCCGGCTGGCCGACGGTTCGTCACCAAGAGGGGCGGGGACCTGGCCATCGTGTCTCGCCTCGGCCTGCTGCCGATCAGTAAGCTCGTTCTGGGCTCTGGCTCCGAGGACAGGAGCATCTACGCGACAGCGAAAATCGCGAACTTGTTCAACAATCTGATGCTCTCGAAGTCCGCTTTCAAGACGTGGCAGATCCTCACGCACCCCGAAGAGAACGCGCTCGTCATCACGATCCCCGGCTCCGGGAATGACGACAACACCGAGCAATTGGCGATGTCTCTGGCCAACCGCTCGTGGTGGCGATGGCGCGACCTCAAGATGTTCTCGGCGTGCGTGCACGAGGGAGTCTTCTTTTTCGGCTCGAAAGACGGGGTTGTCTATAAGAGCTTCGGGTACATCGACGGGGTGACGCTGGCTGACCCGAACTCGTTCACGTCGATCCAATACAAATGCATCAGCGCCTTCAGAAACCTGGGCAACGGCCGCCAGAAGCAGATCCAGTCGATGAGGCCGACCATCCTCAGTGAGTCCGCGACACCGACCTTCGAGATCCACGCTCGCTACAGGTTCGACCAGACGGAGCCAGGAGCCGTTGCGGAGGGAGTGCCCGGCCAGGGCTCATGGGACGTCGGGGAATGGGACGAAGCCGTCTGGGGAGGCGACTACTCGCCGTCACAGGCAGTCCGAGGCGCCGCAGGGATGGGAGTGGACGTCGCGGTCGCGCTGGCCGGTAGCGCCACGTCGAGGACCATCTGGGTCGGGACGGATGTCGCGTTCACCCAGGGCGGCTGGCTGTGATCGTCCGTGCCGCCAGCCAGGCTCACCTCGAGTGGCTGGTGAACCGAATCGGCCTGTGCCCAAGGGCGGACATCCGAGGCATCGTCGCGGTGGACCAGCGCGAGCGGGTCCGTGGCGGAGTCCTCTACGAGGGCTGGACCCAGAGCTCCGTGCAGGTCCACATGGCCTCTGAGGCGCCAATCGTCTGGCGCCATCTCCTCCGTCCGGCCATGCGCTACCCCTTCGTCGACTGCGGCAAGTCGGTCCTCGTGGCCTCAATCGCGGAGTCAAACGTCGCGAGCTGGCGACTGGCCTCCCATTTCGGATTTACGCTCGTTGGCAGGATTCGCGACGGGCGCGCGCTTCGGGACGACCTGTTGATCGCCGAACTCAGGCGCGACGCCTGCCGCTGGCTGTAGGGCCTCGCCAACGCCTGGGTAGGTCATTGGCCTTCTGGCGTTTCCATCCAAGAAATGCGAGCCTTCTATTCTGGAAAGAGAGGGCGCAATGGCGGACCCTACGCCAGAAGACTGGCAGCAGGTAAAGCAGGGCGGATATGGCGGAGGGAAGAAGAACGCCCCTCCGCCACCGGACTTCCGCGGCGCAGCCGAGGCCCAGGCTGCTGGCTCTGGTGCCACTACGGCCGCCCAGACCCAGGCCAACCGTCCAGACCAGACGACCCCGTTCGCCTCGTCTCAGTGGCGCCAGAACCCCGACGGCAGCTGGAGCCAGTCCACCGGCTTCGGCGGTCCGCTCGGCGGCCTCTCGTCCTCGCTACAGCAACAGGCAGCCGGAGCCATGGGCACGCCGTTCGACCTCTCGGGCCTTCCGGCTCTCGACAGCGGCCAGGCAGCGCGGGACCAGGCGATCCAGGCATCCTACGGCCAGGCCACCTCCAGGCTGGACCCGATGTGGAGCCAGCGCGAGGAACAGCAGCGGACCCGGTTGCTCAATCAGGGCCTCGACCCGGCCTCCGAGGCCTACCGCGGCGCCGAGAGACAGCTTGGACAGCAGCGCAACGACGCGTATCAGGGGGCGATGAATGCGGCCATCGGGCAGGGCAATGAGGCGGGACAGGCCATCTTCGGCCAGTCGCTGGCTCGCCGACAGAACGCTCTCGGCGACATGCTCCGGCAGCGCGGCCAGGCTCTCGGAGAGCTCGGCGGACTGCAGGGCTTCCTCGCGATGCCTGGGTTCCAGGGGGCTGGACGAGCCGAGGGAGCTCAGTACCTTCCGGCCGCACTGGCGGGAGGCAACTACGCGATGAATGCTTGGCAGGGGCAGAATCAGGCGAACGCGGATATGTTCAACGGCATTACGGGCCTCCTGAAGGCCCCATTCTCCTTTCTGTAGGGGTGATTCTTGGACTTCGAGCAACTTCTCCAGAGCCTTCCGCCAGAGGTCGCCAGTCGGCTCCTGGAGATGTCGATCATGGGCGAGCGCGGTGGCCTACTCCAGCAACAGATGGAGGCCGCGCAGGCGCTGGGACAGCCGTCTGGTCAGCAGTACTCGACAGGGATGGGCGCAGGCCTCGGGGGGCTTGGTGACGTCATCCGAGCCGGGGCGAGTGCGTTCAAGCAGCGTGATCTCCGTGGGCAGCAAGAGGCCCTCCTCCAGGAGAAGCTCGCCGGCCGGAAGACGTTCGCGAACGTTCTTCGCCAGCCCGGAGTCGATCCCTCGACGGTTCCTGACGTCTCCGAGCCCCAGATGCTCGACCCTAAAATGATGGCCAGGGGCGGGTACAACTACGGGTCCGGCACCTCCAGGATCGCTGGAGGTCCCTACGGCTCCAACATGGACACCGGGCCATCCCTGCCGCCTCCTCCGCAGCCGCAGCCGCAGCCGAAACCGAAGCTCCCGCTCCAGAGCGGAAGGCCTGGGGCGAACATCACGGGGCGAACGCTGGCAGACATCCTCCGAATGCCGACCGAGGAGCTCCACTGATGGCCGACATCTACTCCCTGCTGATGGGCGAAGAGCCGTCCTCCTCCGAGCAGGCCAAGATGCTGTCGCAACAGCTTCGCGGTCAGCGCGGAGTCGGAGAACTCGCGCTCCTGACCGGAGACCCGGTGTTGGGTCAGTTCGGCCAGTCCAGGATCGCTGGGGCCGGACAGCAGGAGGGCAACTTGGCCCAGGCCGGAGGCCAGCGACTGAGCCGAGCCACCGCACTACTGCAGCAGCAGCGCGGTCTTGGCGCCACGAGTCGCGAGAACGCTCTCGACAGGGCCCTCGACCGAGAGAAGTTCGGAATGACCCAGGAAGCCGCACGCCTGAAGCAAGCGGCCGAGGCCTCCGAGGGGCTCCGCAAGGAGCTCATGGGGAACCAAGTGACAAAGTCCATGTTCGAGGTTGGGACTGCATTCAAAAAGGTCGAGACAGCGGCGAACAAGCCAAACCCAACCCCTCCAGACGATATGTCTCTGATTTTCGGATACATGAAAATGCTCGACCCAGGCTCCTCTGTCCGAGAGGGCGAATACGCCAACGCCTCGAATACGACCGGCGTCTCCGGTCAGGTCTTGAACATGTACAACAAGGCCATCGACGGCAAACTTCTGAACGACACCCAGAGGAAGCAGTTCCTGGGATCCGCCAGGGACGCCTACGGAGCCCATCTCCAGGGGTATCAGCAGTTGGCTGGGCAGTATCGCGGTCTGGCGGAGAAGTCCGGGGCGAAGCCTGACGACGTCGTGATGGACGTGCTTGGTCTGGGTGGCGCGGTTGGTCCGCAGACGGCATCTCCCCAGGAGCAAGCCCCTGCAGGTCGGCCGTCGAGGACTGTCGGCGGCGAGACCCGGTACTGGGACGGCAAGGCCTGGGGGAAGTGATGTCAGATTGGGACGCCCCTCCGACTGAGATTGAGCTAGCCGCCGCAGGGTGGGCCGCTCCTCCGAGCAAGGCGGAGTTGGCTGCGGCTGCTCCTAGGGTTGGCGCTAGCGAGACGCTCGTCGAACGTGCCGGCCAGGCGTTCCCGTTCATGGCTCCGGTGACCGATCTATTGTCGACGGGGATCGCCCAATCATTGCCGAGTCGGCAACCTGGCGTGGAATTCACTCCAGAGGCCCTGGCGGAGATGCAGGCCCGAGGCATGGCTTCACCCC